GTCCCCCGCGCTCTGCACTGCATGGAAAAATTGCTCAGACTCCATCATTAATACTTACAGTTCATGGACAACTTGCATCAATGGGTATCTGTGCTGTAAAAAACCGATATGGTCCAGCCGATGCTAGTGGCACAACACCAGTGTGGCTTGCTTATGACCCCGCAAGTATGCAAATTAAAGATTTGGTGACACCATGAAAATTACTCTGTTTATCATTGCATCATTAGCATTACTTATTCTTTTAATATTTTACATAATTGTAAAGGTTATAGATAATGTTATTGATTTTGAAACTGATTACCACTATGAGGAGATAGATGACGAAGAATACTAATTGGGAATTACGACTCGTTGAAAACATGGGTGAAGTAGTAGGCTCAGTAGATAGCGAAGATGTAGTCGTACCTACCAAGCCCTTGATTACAGATATGAAAACACAGTTAATGTTTATACCAAAAAACTTTACTTGGACAGTGGGATGGAGGACTTATGTTTGGCAGGAAAAAGAAACAGGGCAGTTCAAGGAACTCACCCAAGAACAACACAAAACACTTTTCAGTGGAGGGACCGTCAATTACACCGAAGATGGTGGAGGAGGCGATACTCCAAGCGAAATTACCCGAAGTGATAAAGGAAGCACTGATAAATGAACTTCCAAACTTTGTGGAATTTGTTGATGAAACAACAAACAAAATCTTCAACCCTTCCGCCGTCTGGCTTGAGTCAATCCAGTTTGCTGACTATGTGGCGCAACTTGCTATTTATCTCAGGGAAGAACACGGAGGAGAGTGCCGAGAAGAAATCGCAGAAAAATTAATTATCATGTCGGAGAACTTTAAAGAGTTAGCCGAACATGCAATGAAAATTTTAGACAATTCAGAAAAGAGCACAAAGCATGGCACATAGTAATAAAGAAACGGTTTCCATTGTTTGGTGCGACAATGGCACCACCGATGGTAAGTTTACCGAAGGCTTGGTTTACACACTAATACATGCAGCGCTCATGGGCGTACCAATTAGCAACGCTGTTCGTGTTCAAGGTAATCAGATTGCGCGACAAAGACAAGCAGCCATTGAAATGTGGGAGCAAGTCAAAACCGACTGGGCGTTGTGGATTGATTCAGATGTTGTCTTAACTAAAGAGATGCTAAAAAGTTTATGGGATGCTGCTGATAAATCAGCCCGCCCTATAGTTAGTGGTGTTTATTTTATTAGCCACAATATGGAAGGCTCTTTGATGCAGCCTATGCCTTGTGCATTTAATGAAACTGAGGATGAGCATAAGATTAAATACCTTCATCCTTTACCTAAGAATCAAATAGTAAAAATTGATAGCGTAGGGATGGGTTTAGTATTAATGCACAAGAGTATACTTAAGGCTTTAAACGATAAATTTTCTGACCAGTTTTGGTTTGGCGAAAACAACGAACGAGGAAAAAAATTTATAGGTGAAGATATTTCTTTCTTCCGAAAAATAAAGACTTTAGGTATACCCGTTTATGTTCATACTGGTGTAATCGCAAAACACATGAAACGATTTGCTTTTGATGAAGCCTATTACAACCTGTATTGGGCAGCAGTAGGGGCAGCAGAAAGGAGAAATAACGATGCCAAGTCAGCAAATAGCGAACAAGCGTAGAGGTGCTGCATGGGAAATAGACCTTGCTAATTTCTTTATGCTACAGGGTTTAAATGCACAGCGCTTACCTCGTGCTGGTCGCAACGATATTGGTGATGTGTTTGTTCCTGGAGTTAATGGTATCTATGTGGTTGAAGCCAAGGCTCCGCGCCGTGATGGTCGTATTGATTTAAGTGGTTGGATTCGTGAATCTGAAATTGAAGCAGAGAACTACCGTATTGCAAAGCGATTGACAGTTGCTCCTACGCCTTTGGTTATTATTAAGGCAAGCAACAAGGGGATAGGTGAAGCCTATGTCGTTCAGAAACTCAGTGATGTCCTCCCAAACCTTTAAGCACAGCATTGTGAAAGTGCTTGAGTATTACGGATTTGTAATTCCTCAAAATCGTGGAGGGTGGCAATCGGTTCGTTGCGCTTTCCATAATGACCATGTGAAGTCGGCTCGTTTAAACATAGACAATGGTGGCTTCAGATGTTTTGCCTGCAACATGGCAGGAGATGTGTATTCATTAATCATGAAGAAAGAAGGAGTGGATTATGGCAAGGCTCTCAAAATCGCAGAGAGAATTACTGGCGAAAGCAACGGAGAACTACGCAACAAGCCTAGAAGAAGCGTTGCCATACCTGATGAATCGCGGTATAACGGAGCAAACGGCGCGTATGTTCCGCCTCGGATTCGTGGCGAATCCTGAAACAGGACATGAACTTTACCTTGGCAAGTTGGCTATCCCCTACCTCACTCCATCAGGTGTGATTGATATTCGTTTCCGTAGTTTAAACAATGATAGCGGTCCGAAGTATCTGTCAAGACCTGGAGCAAGCACACACATTTACAATGTTGATGCGCTTAGTAGTGATACAGATTTCCTTGTGATATGCGAAGGTGAATTAGACACCATCATCGCTACACAAGTTGGCTTCTCAGCAGTGGGATTGCCTGGGGCTAACAACTGGAAACCGTTTTACTCTCGTGTTCTTGCAGACTGGGAAAAGATTATGTTGTTTTGTGATGGTGACAACGCAGGTAAAGAGATGGCAAAGACCCTCTCAAGAGAATTGGACAATGTTTTCCCCGTGTTCATGCCTGACAACTGCGATGTTAACGATGTGTTCCTTAACGAAGGAGCAGAGGGACTACGAAAGCGAGTGGGTGTTTAAACAAGTGATTGTTAAACTAAGTCAAGAAGAAGTGCGGGTGTGTACCACACTGGCAGTAGAGCGTTGGCTCACCAAGTTTGGTTCTATTGATAGACCCAACTATGCAGCAGGTAAGAAGTCTGGAAAGTTAGAGCCTGAGATTAATGCCAATATCAGAGCCAATGTTGCTGAGTGGGCAGTGGCTAGAGAGTACAACCTGTCATGGTCAGTGCCTTGGTATCCCAATGAACTGCACGCTAAACGCAAGAACATACCTGATGTGGGTGAGTTTGAGGTTAGAACCGTAAGGACTCAAAGCGCGATTCCTTTTTGGAAGAAAGATGCAGGCAGAACAATCTTCGGCGTTAAGATTTTAGATGAGGATTACTACTCCATAGTTGAAATCTTTGGTTCGTTTAAGGCTGATGATTTTATGATAGATGAATATGCCGATGCCTCAATAGATGGTTGGCGTGTACCTATTGAATTGATAACAGATGGCATTGATGGATAATCAAGATAAAGTTTGGGAAACTATCTATAGTGTTGCTCGCCAAGTTGCAACCCGTGCTAATCGCATACACCGTGGGCTTGTAACTACTGATGATTTATACCAGCACCTTTCATTGTGGGCACTAGAACACTGGCACAAGATAGAACAATGGAGCGCAGAGGAAAGTCTAAAGTTTAAACTGCGTAAGACTTTCTATAATGAAGCACAGAAGTATGTAGCCAAAGAGCGCTCGCACCTATCTCGCGCACCAATCAATGATAGTTTTTACTACACACATGAGGTGTTGCATGAACTATTGCGTGATGTATGGACACACCAAGGCTGGACAGACACCCCTGATATGAGCAGTGAGTACATAAGTCGTAGCACTAAACCATCTGAGGGTGGTAATCGCATTGCGCTTTTGTCAGATGTTGCTGCAGGCTTGGACCGTTTAAACAAGACAGACAAAGAACTACTCCGTATGCGCTATGCCAATGGCGGTATGGAGTTTGGTGCCCTTGGTGAAACCTATGGAACCACTGAGGAAGCCATGCGTAAGCGTGTTAAACGGGCACTGAATAAGTTGCAAGACAGATTAGGTGGAGAGGCACCAGTATGGCGTGGGCGTAGGCGCGTTCGCTCTAATGCAGAAGCAAGAGCAGAGATTAGAAGTCAGGAAGAGCAAGAGTGATTTACCTTTGGTATTGGTATAACCGTTTGAAGTGTTTGTTTGGCTTTCATTTTTGGGTTGGCACACTAGCAGGCGATAATTTTGACGACCCAGTTGACTACTATTGGTGCATGAACTGCCATAGAGAGCAGAAGGAAAGTCCATACAAGGAGGATAAATGATTATCGGATTGAGCGGGTACGCTCGCAGTGGCAAGGATACAGTTGCAGAACTACTTGTACTTAACTATGGGTTTAAACGAATGGCGTTTGCTGATGGTATTCGTGAAGCATTGCTTGCATTAAATCCTATTCTTCATAATGGCATGCGTTTAAACGAGTCAGTACAAATGTATGGGTGGAATGTTGCTAAATCTAAAGATGAGGTGCGCCGTTTGCTTCAGGCCATGGGCACTGAAGTTGGGCGCAAATTAATACATGAAGATGTTTGGGTGTGGCGTTTGTTAAGTCAAGTTGCCACTGGTGAGCGCATTGTTATACCCGATGTTCGTTTTCCTAACGAAGCACGCATGATTGAGAATCAAGACGGGGAAGTGTGGCGTATAAACAGACATAACCACGGCGCAGTTAATGACCATATTAGTGAACGCGCTCTGGATAACTACATGTTTAAACGAGTGCTTTACAACGATGGAACTCTTGATGATTTATCTGATGAATTATTTATGCTAATGCACAATGTGTTTAAACTATGACGGAATTGTGCGCCTCATAAATAAACAAGCACCGCTTTCGGGACTGGTACCTAGGCGGTGCTTGCTGTTCTAGTTTAACTTAATTTTTTCTGTCTTTCAACTGCGGGTCAACCAGCGCCCAACCCCTCCTTTTGCGTTCTTTATCACGCATTGCTGGGGTCATGCCACCCCATATACCGTAGCGTTCGTGGACCAATCCCCATTCGGCACATGCCTCAATGACTGGACAACCACCGCAGATTCGCTCTCGTATGTAGCGCTCCTGTTCGGGGGTAAACTTATCCGTGATTGGATAGAAGTTTTCTGTTGATACACCCGCACACTTAGCATCTTTAAAGTTGCTTGGATTGTACACAAGTGTGTAATACACACGCCCACGCGCCTCTCTTTTGCGTATCTTATGAAACACTGGCGTTATGTTCATTTTTTTCTCCAATCAAATATTCGTTAATGCAATCAACAAGGTCATTAAGTTTGATTGATTCCCGCATAATTACTGGCTCAACCTCAATGGTGTAGGTAAAACCTTTTTTAATTATATGCTTAGCCAAATCTTCTTTCATTAGTACCACCCCCTTGAGATGTTGCTACCTAGTGCCTTACAGATATTCCCGCCATACTTGCGTTGAATGTATACAAGTCCTGCCTCCACTTGAATGAAACCATTGTCGGTGCGTTTAAACCCTACGAGTTCCCATGTTACTGGCATGAACTGGGCAATTCCGTATGCCCCACTCTTACGATTTAATGACCGTGGATTCCAGTTACTCTCTCGCATCCAGAGTGTGTAAAGGCATGACCACTGCTCCAATTTGCCCGCTTGGGTGAGCATGTCTATTGCGTAGCGTTGGTATTCGTTCTCATAGAAAGCAATCACCGTGCCTGCCACTTCATCACTGCTTAGTGCTGGCGTGATAGGCACATGTGATTTATCAAAGAATCTGTCGTCTATAGTCACGCTTGCCGTTACTATAAGGAAGATGGCGACTAATCGTTTAAACATTATGCGACCAGTTCTTCTTTGGCGCTAATCTTTTTTATTAGGGTCAATAGGTAATCAGGGATGTCGGTGTCGTAACCTTCATCATCTACTTTACCAACGATTACGATGTTGCCTACCAAGTGAGGCGTGTTACCAAAGAGGAACGATATGGCACTGCCTAATGGATTCATGGATAAACCCTTGAGCAATCCTTCATCGTCTACATACGCGCACCCCACCTCCCTGCCGTTGTAATCGTATAAACGAACCGCATCAATAACTCCTTGCACGGCTGTTTGATAATCGGAAAGTTGTTTAAACAATCTCTCCTCATGTGTCCCATCAGGGCGTATTACTACGCCTTTTACTTGCCTGTGTTCGCTCATGCTTTCACCTTGTCCTTATGTTCGTCTTTGATATGGCGCACTAGGCTTTGATAGGCCATACCACTTCGCAGTTGCCATTCTTTACTGCATACTGGGCAGATAATTAATTTCATGAGTTTAACCCTTCCATCATTTGATTAAGTTCTGCATAAGATAATTTACTGCTGAGCCATTTGCATCCGTCTTTGGTTTGCGAGTTTGTTAGTCCAGCAACCTTCACCCAATCTCGGTAAGGCTTTACCCCTCGGTATGCTTTCATGAAAATTGTGGCGCTTAGATAAAGCGGATAATCATTATTAATCCATAGCGCACAATTCCATGTTTCGTAGTTTTTCCAACCTTCATAAGTGCTTTGCTTGGTGCTTTGTTTAGTAGACATTTTTTTTCTCCAGTCTTTGTAATTGTTCCTTAAGTTTTGCGATGCGTTGTTCCTTGGTCGGGTTATTGTCCAGCCCTAACTTGGCACATTCATCACGATACAGTTCTTGGTATTGCTTGCGGTGCAAGTCTACCAATCTGCGTATGGCTTTCGTCTGAGCCGTTGCGTGTGTTATTTTTTTGGGTGATTCACTCATCAGAAGGGTCTTTCTACTGAGTTCTCAAGTTTCTTAGTTAGTTCTAAGTTACGCTTGCGTAGGTATGTGTTGTATTTGTTTAAACGAGCATTGTCTTTCATGGCTAGAGCCAGCACGATTAATGCACTGATAAGTGCAATGATGATGCCGATGATTTCGCCAGTCGCTAAATACATTTGTCTATCCTTTCTTGTTGGGAGCGCAAGTTTCTCACATTTGTTATCTTAAAGTCAAGAAGGTTATACAAAAAAAAACAAAAATATTTTTTTGTATTGTTTAAACACGGCGAACATTATCTGCGGCGCAATATGATAATAAAGAACCCCCGCCGCGAAGCAGGGGTTCTTGTTTAAACAGTGGAGAGTTAGCAGTACTGTACAGAACTAGAAGTTTAGTTCGTCTTTATCCTCCCACCAGCGTGCGTACTTATCTGCACGGCGTTGATTGTATTTGCCATAGTAGTCAAGTTCGGTTGCATAAGCACGCGGTGCAGTTGTTACCGTGTCGTACTCATTCCACCAGTTCACGCCGTAGTAGATAGGCTCTGGCTTAGTTGGCTCAAAGGTCTGATATTCAATGATTGCGCCATCGCGTACCTTGAAGTACTCACCCTCGGCAGCATCATGAAACCAATCAATCTCTGAGTCGCTCATAATTGCAGCGTTCTCCACGGTTTCCTTAGTAGAGCCGTAAAAGAGGGAGCCATAATTAGATTGACCTAGCCATAGCGGTGATGAGTTTACGCGGGCTAGATGTAATGAGCGCGGGTCGTGTTGGGTAACCCATGCAAGTGCTGCAGTGCCATAGAGTTGGGTCAAGATTTCCCATGGCTTTTCTTTACTGAAAGCAATGAGAGCAGCAGCAGCCTCGCTATCTACTTGCCCCAGGCGGGGCACACCTAGTTGTTTAAACAATTCGGTGTCGTTGCTGATGTGTCCGTTGTGAGTAAGTACGATTTTACCGCGTGGTATTGGGTGATTGTTGCTCGCAACAGTTGGCGAACCTTGGGTCGCAAAGCGCGTGTGCAAGATGGCAGTCGTTGCGCCATTGCATAGATTAGCGCCCGCCTTGGGCACGAACTTAGTCGCGCTAGTTGCTGCCTTGCTGATAACGCGCCTGCCGTTGCGTGGGTTAATCCATGCAGCACCAGTTGCATCGGTGCCACGGTGTTCAATGTCGTAAAGCATCTGCCCAGCGAGGTCGCTAGTGCTGATGCGTGAGTAGTGCTTAGCATCCAGACAATAGCCTGCTATTCCACACATAAGTTACATTCTCCAGTCTAGTAGTTGGTCAGTAGGTTAAGTATATCATAAGGCTACTGCTCGCAACCTTTACACGAAGGTCGCAAGCAGTCGCCACAAATGACGGTGTTGTTTAAACAGTCATCATTTTCTTTCATTGTTTTATTTCCCTTTGGCACTGGTGCGTGCTTTGTATAGCGCCCAGATAAGCAGCGCTATCAATAGCATCGCGGTGCCGTTGAGGTGTTCGTATTCCATGTTTAAACACCTATCTCTGCGATGGTGATTTTTTGCTGATTGTTTTCCAGCGCTGCCTTGATTTTAGCAATTTCTGCCAAGTCTTTGGCCTTGTTGATGCTAATTAGGTGCCCGTTTTTTCCGTAGATATAGAACTCAATCATGAGTTTCCAGTCCTTTCGTTTAAACACTGCGGGCTTTCCGCCGTGTTTGTGCCTGCCGTGAGGATTGCACCCA